TCATGTACAGTTTTAATCTTAAACTTCCATGATTTTTTAGATTCTGTTAAATATTCTTTAAACGTCTTCATTACGTATTTCTCCTATAATACTATTTATCATTTTCTGGAAGATTTTTCATAATTTCTGCTAACATTGCAGTTCTATCTCCAATAATTCTGCCTTCTGCCATTTCTTCTTCATCTAAACCAGCTTCTCTGCGTCTAGCTTGTACATATGCATCAATTTTCTCACTATCTTTGATAAGTCTAGCTTGACGCATTTGTAATTCAATCATTTTCATCTTTTTAGTCATTTTAGCTTCTTTAGCTTGTAGTGCCGCAGTTAACATTTTACTAGCACTATCAAATATAGGAGCCGCGTGTCTATCTTCTACATTTTTACCAAGATCAACTAGATCTTCAAAAGTGTCCATTGCTTTGCCAGCATATTCATCCATTTCTCTATCTAGTTGTTCTAAACCTTCTACTGTTGGTAGTGCCGCATCTGCTCTCTCAACCATACTAAGATCACTTTTATACTTTGCAATTTCTTGTTTGATCTCTTCAGCAGTTGGGGCTTTTTCAGGTTCTTCTTCAGGAAGTAATTCTTCCAAATTTGGTAAATTTAATTCTTCCTCTAATTTTTTTGTCATTTTCGTTTCCTTTTAGAATTCTGCGGTTTATTAAAGATTTGTTTTTCAGTTAATACTCTGAAACCCATGCCTTTAGCTTTGCAGTATGCATTAGCCGCTTTCCATTTTTCGTGGTTAATTACTGCCGCCGCTTTTTGTGCCTGCGTTCTTGCTTCACCTAGTGTTTGACTTGCTGGTTTTATTTCAACAAACTCTGCATGGTTTGTACCGTTTTTATCTTTGTAAACGATTAACAAGTCTGGCACATATGTACTCTGTTTACCAGTGAGTGGATTTTTATATGGAATTCTGTGTGTCTCTGATCCCCAACCTAATATTGCTGGGTGATTGTCACACATTCTCATAACTGCAAGTTCCCATCCACTTCTGTACTTTGGAACTTTTTTACCTAAGTATTTATCGGGGTTGCTAGGAGTGAATTGTCCTTGTTGAAATTTTCTCATTGCCTTACTCCTTTGGAGCCGGCACTATGTAGGATTTACCATTGATGTTTCTTAATTTTTCACCAGTTTTTAATTTACCATCAAATCTTTTTAAATTATCTGGATTATCATTTACCTTTTTCAAAGGTGCTTGGTTGCTGGTTACGTTTCCACCTGCTCCACCAAATGCTTCTAGTTCATCAATATTTTCAGAATCATCTACATCATACTCTGCAAAGTCATCTACTTCAGCAAACCCATCATTTGCATCTGCATTAGTATTTGCAAATTCTTCAGCTTGTACAAAATCTGCTTCAGTTATAGCAGTACCAGAACTTAAAATTTTATAACCTTCGTAAGTAAAAGTTACTCTGTAAATTGCTGGTGAGCTATCTGAATAATCTAATGTATCTGAATCAATATTTACAATGTAGGGATTGTATACTTCAATAACATTTTCTAAATTTTTTGAATCTTTTCTAGTAATAATAATACTTCTAATAAAATTTCTAGACTCTGGTGTTTTGATTCCTTTTGGATTATTTAGAAATGCATTATAGTCGTCATTGTTAAGCGGACCGTCAACATAGTGAGCCGTGTAGTCTTTTAAGAACTTTTCAAAAACTGCATCTTTGGTATCGTAAGCTGTAATTGTTATTGGAGTATAATCAATACCTGTAAGAACAGTTTTCTTCGCATTGTATGCGTTCAATGTTTGCGACCTATAAACATAAGTCGGTATTTGAACATTTGCAATTCTAACAAGACTCAACGGAGTTGGGCTGTCTATATAATTTAGTGAAACAGTAAAAGAATATTTATTTCTTGGTACTGCGTCAATCTCGCCTCTTCGGGAATCTTGACTATAGACTTTATATGCTGAGTCGCCGATCGCCATAAGTGGTTCCTATCTATTATCTAGTAGCGCCAGATTGTGCTGAGTCGCTAGATGCAGATTTTTCACTTAATGCGTCTGAACCATCGATTGAATGAACAGCACTATCATATCTTAATTGGATAGTTACTTGTATCATTGTTGAATCTGCATAGTTTAGATCACCGTATTGAACGTTAGCAATATAACAACCTTGCAATTCCCACTTGTCAAATACAGTTGGTGATGTACTACCATTTGCACCATCTAGTGTTTCAATTGTTACACCAAATTTGTATGCATTACCTGAAATTGAACTGTGTTGATCTGCATGGTCAACTTGTCTATTTAATTGGTTACCAATTTTCTTAATAACATTTGATTTCATGTCATCTCTGAATACGATAGAAATTGGTTCCCAGGCGTGTTTACCTGCTAGATACATTTTTGAGTTGTAAGAATCAACTACAACCTCTTCATGTGTCATTGAAGGTCTGCCTGCACTAATAACGTTCTGAGTTACTTCATCTGTCGCTGTTGCACCACCTAGATCTTCAAAGGTAACTCTAAACCTATAACTTAATTTAGGCATTAAAGTTGTACCTGCTGATGAATCTGTTGGTACGCCAAAGTTTGTAATTACAGCCATTTTATTTCTCCTATATACTTACTGTAGTATTGTTTATCTTATATTGTATTTATCAAATCAGTGTTCAAAAAGATAGGCTTCTTAAAAAGAAGCCCATTTTTAGGTAATTTAGTGGATTACTAGTTGTAACCCACTAAATTGTTGTAATAATGTTATGCTAAGAACGAGTGAGTAGGGAAAGATTCATGATCCATTCCTAATCTACCCGGAGTATCACCAAGATCAATACCTGCATCTAGGATGTATTGTCTAAATGCTAATCTTGCGTTTTCGTCATCAAAGTCATATCTTACCCATACTGAACCTTCATATAATTTATATGAAACGTGTACAGTACCTACTGTTTCAGGCTTGCCTGCTACTGCATTTTGAATTGTAGTAAATGCAGGTGATGCTTTAAAAGCTTCAACTGATGCGTAAGGATTACCTGGGGCTTTTCTGATTCTAAATCTAAAATTATCTGTTGCCATTTTTAGTTCTCCTTAATTTCTCGCACAGTCCACGCCTTTACGGTCAGCGGCTGGGTGAGCATATGGTAATTTGTCTAATAACCATTCTACTGTGTTTGCACGTAAGTTGTCATCGAGACTTAATGCACACGATAAATGATATACGCCGTCAACAAATGAAAATCCATAATGAACTTTTCTTGTGTTAATTGCGTACCATCTACGTGGTTCTGGTTTAAAAATCTTGCCGTCAACTACAAAATGGAATTCAGCTGAGTTAGTATGATTTAAGTGACAAATCATTCTAAAAGAATCACCTGTGATTCCGTTTGGAGTTACTTGTCTCCACTTATCTCTGTGTGGTGCTAGATAATCACCTTTGTTGTAAATTAAACAACCTAGTGATTCTGTGTGTGCTGGTAAATCCCAATCTTGAGGAATTACAGTATATTCATGACCTTCTTTAGGGCCATTATAATCACCACTTACACGAGAACGTAGAATTTTTGATGGGTCAGCATTTAGTGCGTCAACTTGTTCGATTGCGTTATGAGGTACCCAAGCATCTAATTCAATTACGTCACCTGCTGATCCAAAAAGGAAGTTTGTATCAAACGCCATGTTAGTTGTCTTTTCAGGATTAAACTTTAATCCTTCAGAAACTGGTGTAGCGATGATTTTGTTTTGTTCTAATTTTACCATGGTATTGTCCTTTTTAAATTTTAAAAAAAACTGTAGTCCATCTGAACTACAATGCATTGCAATTTGCAATAGTATTTATCGAAAAGCCCAAAAAGAAAAAGGCTACTATTAAAAAATAGTAGCCCCTTCTTTTATCTTATTAGTGTCTTATTAGCTTAATTCGCCAGTGTTTACAATTCTAATTGGAATGTAAATGAACTCTGCTGATTTAGTTGGCTCAATAGCCACGTCAATGTAGAACTCATTAGCGTCAATTCTTGCAGGTGTATTGTTAGTTGTATCACAAACTACTGCAAAATCATATATTCCACGTTGTTGTAAAATGTTTGCTAAGAAACCGTCAAATACTTGTTTAGCATTTGCTCTAGT